AGTACCAAGAGTTTGAATATGATACAACTGTTCCAACTAAATCTGGATCAGAGCATGTACAAGATTCTTTGTTTAATATGGCTGACGAAAAAGATTATTAATGAGTCTTGGACCCAAGAGCAATTTTATACCTGTCGTATATGCAGGTACTAAGAAAAAAGTTAAAAAGAAAAAAAATAAAAAAAGGAGAAAACCCAAATGATGAAAAGATACATGCAAGGAGAATTAGCACCAGATTCACCAAAAGCACCTATCGAAAAAATGGCGATAGATCCTAATTCAAAAGTAACTCAAGGAGCTACTTCTGGAGATGGTAATGATGCTAAAGGTAAATCAAAATCAAAAGTAGATCCAGCAATCTTTAGAATGGCTGAAGAAAGAGATTACTAATTTATATAAAAAAATTTAATGGATGAAGATAAAGAAAAGAATGGCGGCTATGAAGCTGAAGGTAACTCTTTAGTAGGTTTAATTAGAGAAAGATTTTATCAAGCTGAGACATCAAAAGTCTATGATGAAAAAAGATGGCTAAAGGCTTATAGAAACTATAGAGGTTTATACGGACCAGAAATGGCTTTTCGTGAAAGTGAAAAGTCTAGAGTATTTGTTAAAATTACAAAAACAAAAGTACTTGCTTCTTTTGGACAGATAATTGAAGTTCTATTTTCTCAAGGTAAATTTCCACTAGGTGTATTTCCTACATCAGTTCCAGAAGAAGTTGATGAAAGAGCACATTTAGATCCAGGACAACAAAACCAAGAACCTGAAACTAGTATTTATGGATTCCCTGGTGATGGTAAAGAAATACCACCAGGTGTAACTGCAAATGATCTAATGAAAAATCTAAATGCAGATTATGCAAATTTAGGTTTTACAGAAGGACCATCTTATACAGGTGCTCCACAAATAGAACCAGCTAAAATGGCTGCTGAACAGATGGAAAAATTAATCCATGATCAGTTAGAAGAAAGTAAAGCTATTACAATAATGCGTCATGTATTTTTTGAAATGGCATTATTAGGAACTGGTATATTAAAAGGTCCATTTACAGATACAAAAGAATATCATCAATTTAATACAGCAGAAGATGATGAAGGTAATATAACAAGAGTACATGCAACTAAAACAAAAGTTGTACCATCAATAGAAGCTGTATCATGTTGGGATTTTTATCCTGATCCAAATGCTACAAATATAAATGATTGTGATTATATAATTCAAAGACATTCTTATAATAAAGCACAGTTTGAAGATTTAGCAGATAAACCTATGTTTGATAAAGAGGCAGTATTAGCTTGTCTAAAGGAAGGACCTAATTATCAAACTAGAGGATTTGAATCTTCATTATACGATAAAGAAAATATTACATCTATTTATAAAAATAGATTTGAAGTTTTAGAATACTGGGGTATAATAGATAAAGATACTGCAGATGAATGTGGTTTAATGTATGAAGGTGATTCAGATGTAATTCATGTTAATGTATGGATATGTGGTAATAAAGTTTTAAGAATGGTACAAAATCCATTTACACCAAACAGATTACCATACTTAGTATGCCCTTATGAATTAAACCCTTATCAGTTTTTTGGAATTGGTATTCCAGAAAATATGGAAGACTCTCAACAAGTTATGAATGGTCATGCAAGAATGGCTATAGATAACTTAGCACTTGCAGGTAATTTAGTATTTGATGTTGATGAAACAATGTTAGTACCTGGACAAGATATGAAAGTA